TTGTACGTGCGGTTCCCGTAGTGGCTATAAGTCGTCGCGCTGGACGCCGCCGCTGCGGGCCGCGTGGTTGGGTAGGGGGACAGTTCCGCCGGGGACGCCATATCGCTGGTCACCCGGTCAACGATGGCGCCCAGCCCCTGTGCGCCCTGGAGGATGCCCAGCGCCAGCCCCTCGGTGATGTTGCGCCCGATCTCGGCAAACACCTTCGAGGGTGAACCTACGCCCAACAGCTTCTTGGCCCAACTGGGCAGATCTTCCATCAGGCCGCTGAACCACCCCTTGAGGTCGGCCCACTTGGCCTTGAGGCCCGCCCAGAGCCCGTCGATGATACCCTTGCCGATCTCTTTCAGGTTGATACCCTTGAACCAAGTCTCGATCTCGCCCCACTTTTCCTTCGCCCATTTCTTGACGGCATCCCACACCATCCCGGTCACAGTAACCAGTTGATTCCAGTTGTTCTTCCATATCTGGAGGGTCGCGGCCCAGGTCGTGCCGAACCAGCCGGCCACCCACTCGGCAAAGTTGTTCCACGCCTGCTTGATGGCGATCCACACGTCGTTCGCGGTTTCCCTGATGGTGTCCCACGCGCCGGCCCAGTCACCCGTCGCCACCTGCATGATCAGGCGCGCCAGGCCCAGAATCATCTCGAACAGTGCATTGAGGATGGGTTCGATCCACGCCCACGCTTCCGCCACTTCTTCGGCGATGACGGCGAAGGCATTGGCCATCACGCGCGCGAACTCCTCGATCAGCGGCCCATTCTCATCGAACCACGCCGTGAGTTGGTTCAGCTTGGTCTGAATCCACGGCATTACGTTTTCGGCCAGCGCCCCCAGCGTGTCCTTGAAGCGGGTGAACAGGTCATCGGCGATGGCCTTGATCTTTGGGCCATAGGTCGTCCACCACCCGCCGAACTGGGCCAGGAATCCCTGGATGGTGCCCCAGTTGAGTGCCGCGAATGCGGCGACCGCTCCGACCAGCGTGCCGATAGCCAGCACGACCAGGCCGATGGGCGAGGCCAGCGCGCCGATGATGGGTAGCAGCGCCCCGAGCACCAGCAGCAACGGGCCGACCGCCGCCGCTGCCCCAGCGAGGATCAGCCCCCACTTCAGTATCTCTGGGTTCAGGCTACTGATCTTGTCCAGGAACGGGATCAGGTAGTTCTTTACCAGTTCGCTGAGGACCGGGATTAGCAGCGTGCCCACCTTGATCATCAGCGTTTCCACCGAGCCCGAGAGTTGCTCCATCATGCCGTTCAGTCCGCCCATCTTGGCATCTGCGACCTCTTGCGCGGTGGCGGCACCGGCGACGGCATCGGTCATCGCCGCCCAGCCCTCGGTGCCCTCGGCAAGCAATGTCGCCATCGCCTTCATGCCGTAGGTGCCGGCCAAGGTCTGAATGGCGTTGTTACGCTCCTCCTCGCTCAGCCCCGCCATCGATGCGGACAGCTGCTTGATGATGTCGGGCAGGCTGCGCATCTGGCCTTGCTGGTCGTAGAGGGTGATGTTCAGCGCCTTGAGCGTGCCCGTCACATCCGGCGTGGTGCGCATCAGGTTGGTCATCATGGACTTGAGCGCCGTGCCCGCCTCGCCACCCTGGATGCCGCGCTCGCTCAGGATGGCCAGCGCCATATTCACGTCCTCCAGCGTCCACCCGAACTGTGCCGCCGTTGGCCCGACGTTGCGCAGGGCGTCTACCAGTCCGGTCACCTCAGCCACGCTGGCGTCTGCTGTCTGGACGAACGTATTGGCGATGGCTACCGCGTCGTCGGTGTTCAGGCCAAAGGTGGCAATGGCTACGGCCACCGCGTCCGCCGCTTCCGCCAGGCTCAGGTCGGACGCCGCCGCGAGGCTGGTCGCCGCCGCCAGGGTGCCTGTGGTGCCCGTCATGTCGCCGGCGATCTGCTCCCAGGTCTGCCCGGCCTTGGCCAGCCCGGTCATCGAGTCCACCATCTCCTGCGCGCCGAACACAGTGTCGGCGCCCATCTGGAGCGCGTACTGCCGCACCTGCTCCATGTCCGTGCCTGTGCCGCGCAGGGCAATGCCCAGCAGGGCCGCCGACTGCTCGAAGTCGCCGGCTACCGTCAGCGCCTTTTTGCCGAGCGCCACCAGCGGTGCGGTGATAGCAGCGGACATTGCCGCGCCGGCCATCGCCATGCCCTTGCCGGCGCTTCGCAGCTTGCCCTGTGCCTCACTTAGCCCTTTGTTCAGCCCGGAAAGGTCCGCGCCGATGGCCGCAAACAGACTCGCTACCTGTATCGCCATGCCCTACCCCCTGCGCCCAGTGAGCGCCGCGTGCCGCTCTGCCCGGCGCTGCTCGTGCGCCCGCGCCAGGTCGGCGTTTTGCAGCGTCTCGATGCCCTCGTATGCCTCGCTGATGCTCAGCGCGTCTACCCACTCAAGCGGCTGCTTGAGCCGGTCGGCCAGCCACCAGCGCCAGTAGCTCCAGTCCAGTGGCCGGCCGAAGCGGATGCTCAGGTAGACGCGCTTGCCGATTCCCCCTGCTTGGGCATCAGCTCCGTCATCCGCTCGATGCAGCGCACCGCCAACTCGAACACCTCCGAGCCCAGCGCCTCCATCGCCACCGGGTCGCCCGGCTCCCCGTCGAACTCCCAGCCGGTGACCAGCGTGCGCACCAGGCGGCACACGTCCTCCCACTCCAGCGCCCCAAAGAGCGCCTTGGGTGACGCGCCCTCGCCCAGACCGCCAAACGCCGCCACGACGGGCGACAACTCCCACCACATCTTGCCGGTGAGCTTGTCGCGCAGCATGACCTCCTTGCCGTTGATCTGCGGCATCGTTCCTCCTTTCCCAGTCGCTAGTAGGTCGTGTCGGTCACGGAGCCGTTGAACTGGAACTCAACGTCGGCCACGACCAGATCGTCGTACGCCATCGACCTCTCGCGGCTGATGACGATGGCCTGGACGTAGTGGCGCGGCTTGGTCGCGGCCGTGCCCTCCGCGGCCCATTCCAGCGTGCCGCTTGCAAGCGGTGCCACGGCGGTCCATGTCGCGGTGTCGCCTGCCTGCATCATGATGCCGAGGCTTGCCGTGCCGTCCTTGAGTGTGGTCAGGTAGGTGCGGTTGGCGTCACTACCCCCGCTGGCATCGACCACGCCCCCGTCCTCCGCGGCAGAGAACGAGCGGAAGTCTGTGTCCAGCACCACGCCCTTGAACGCGCAATACAATGCTCCTCCGGTGATTGAAGCCATCTCTTGTCTCCTTACGCATCGATGCGGATACGCACGTCGTACCCGCTGTGAAAGATGAGCCGCCCGTCGCGGCCCACCTCAACAAACTGGATCTGCCCCTCGCACTGCGTGTGGAAGTTGGTCCACCCGGTGACCGTCAGCGTCGTGCCGTGCAAGCAACTCAGGATCAGCCCGCCCAGGGTGCCCGCCGCCTTGCTCGCCGCCGTCACGGCCTTGACCGGGTACACGTATGCGCGCAGGTCGGACGGGTTCAGGTTCTGCTTGCCGCCGAAGCCCGGCCCGAACACAATGTAGGGCACGCTCGCCGTCTGCGGTGCCATCTGGTTGTAGATGGCGGTCGAGCCGAGGGCGGCGATGATGGCCGTATCCGCCGACAGCGCCCCATAGAGTCCCGCCTCGATCTCGTTCATTCCGGCACCTCAAAGTCGAACGCCCCACTTGATACAACGTGGATGCTGCTGCGCAGCGCGCCGGTGTCCACCGGAGCCAGCCGCTTGGCCTGTCCCTCCACGTCAAACGCCGCCTTGTCGATGACGGCCTGCACCTGCGCGGTGGTCAGCGCCGCCTTCATCGCCTGGATGAATGCGGGCCGCACCGCCTCTACCCCCGGGCGCATGAACGGGTGCGCCGGGATGCGAACGCCGCGCCCCCAGCCGTTCTCTACGCCCATCTCCTGGTCAATACAGGCCATACTCAACTCCGTCTGCTACGACCTTGGGCCGCAGCTTGCCGGCTGTATCTGCGATCATCTTTCGCAGCTTGCTGTCATCAATCGTTATCTTGATGGTTGGGCCTGGCACTTCGATCACCCCCTTCATTTGACACACTTCCGAATTCTTGGTATAATACGCCAAACTACTGGGACTTTAGCGCCCAGAAAAATGACCTCTGGAAGCGCAAGTTGTCCGTCACCTTTCTTTAGTCCAGCCTCCGCAGATAGGCGCGCTTGGCCGTCCGGTTGCTGTGCGTGTCCTCCAGGTGCTCGATCTCGTATGTGTCGCTGCCGTGCACCACGCGCATCGTCTCGTCAATCGTCTGATTGTGGGCTATGGTCAGCACCCAGCGGCTCGCCGCCTGGACCTGCCCGCCTTCCTCCGCCTCGACTAGCTGTGTCTGTAGCGGCGAGAGCCGGCAGGCGACGCTAGTGTGCGTGTTGTTCCACGTCTCCGTCCAGCCCCCTTGACTGTCGCCCGTCCGCGTCACCGTCTGCAGCGTGCAGGTATCAGGCACGTAATCGGCCTGGTCGGCCCGCAGTTGTGCGATCTCCAGCGTGCTCAGCGTCACCAACGCACCCCCTCTATCGCCTGTTGCAGCCAGAACTCCAACTGTTCCGCCTGGCGCGCGCAGGTCAGCCTCCGGTCGAGCACGGAGGCGCGCACGCGCGCCGGCTCCAGTGCCAGCGCATCCGCCACCCGCGCCGCCATCTCGGCCCTATCCCGGCACAGATAGCCGCCCACGCCGTGCTCCACGTACTCCTGTGCTCCCGTGCCGTAGTAGGCCAGCACCGGCGTGCCACAGCACATCGCCTCGAGCGGCGTCTGTGGCCCGGCGTCGAGCACGGACGGGAAGAGCAGCGCCGCCGCTTGCTGGAAGGCGCGCACCTTGTCCTCCCCCATCACCGCGCCATTGGGCGTGCCCAGCCCGTACACGGCCAGCGGCAGCCCCACCTGCCGCGCCACCCATGCGGC